AACACTTTTTCTCGCATTAACTCTTCATAGTCATATAGTGACATTCCGATTACACACACACGACCATCAACATACAATTTACATTTCATTAATTCAGTTTCTTCTATCGGACCGATAACATCTATTTGAATTGTTCTTTTATTCATAATTTTCCTGATTTGAATTAATAATTTGGAATTAGTTGATAGGAGATGCGGTTTCGGTAAGGTTGTCTAAATCTCTCAAGAAAACTACTACATCTTGGATAACGGGTACTCCATTCAAAGCCGAAGTGGTCAGATTGATACTATAAATATCAATACTTGGATATTTATCGGTAAGTAGCTTATTTAGTAGCGCAATAGATTTGTCATTGTAGATAACCATCCTATCTTCTATCTCAAAACCTAACCGAGACAAGTATTCTTCTTTCTTTTCTTCTCCTGCCTTTGAAACACGGGAAGCGAAAACCATTCCACTCAATGAGATTTTTGCAACGTATTCTCCAAAATAAAAGTCACTAACATGCCCAAATCCATATTCAGTCCACCAATTTCTAAATGATGATACCATAATTTTCAAACGTTCTCTAACATCTTCGTTTGAAACCTTCTCCCCAAGCTGATGACGTAATTTTCGATTTTCATCATTCAATGAGCGGATTTGTTCAGTTAATTTCTTTTGTTTCTCTGCAAGTACACCTTCATATCCCATTCGGGTAAGAAACCTATTCACATTGTGGTCTGTCAGAGAAAGGATGTTTTCTTTCATTCCTTCGGTGAGCTGCCCTTTTTCGAGCATCGTTATAGCCAATCCTAAATTTTGCTGAATTTCTTTATATTGCTTTTTCAATTCAGTTATCAGTTCTCCGTTAGAATCTTCTACAATAGCTGGCTTATCTTGCCTGTTAAAATCAAGCTGTCTTTCTTTCATTTCTTAATCAGTTATTAGTTAATTGGCAGTTTCATAAAGCACATCCATATTGTCTTGCTCTGTCTTCCAGTGGTATGCCCAAATAGAGGTTTAAACGGGATGGCAGACAAAACTTCCGAGGATTTAATCTCACTTTCATTCCATTTGAATACAAGAGTGCCGTAAGGCTTCAAGACGCGCATACACTCAGTAAATCCATCGTGTATGAGTGACTGCCAGTCTTTCGGCAGTTTTCCGTACTTTTTAGCCATCCATGAGGTTGCACCAAGTGTTTTCAGGTGCGGTGGGTCGAACACCACCATGTAGAAAGAATTGTCTTCAAATGGAAGGTTGGTGAAATCGGCTATTACATCCGGCTTTATTTCTATGATTCTTGTCTTACCCCTGTCCTTGGCCGTAAGTGTTTCCGAACGTTTGTCAACAAATAAGGCAAGAGGATTATATTTGTCAAACCAAAACATTCTACTGCCACAACAGGCATCTAATATAAGTTTTCCATTTTCCATTAAGCTATTTCTTTTGATTTCTTCAATCTCAACTTTCTCAATACTTTGCAAAGTGCTTCAGTATTTTTTCTCGCTTGTGTAACCTCCACCGCATTCCCGATAAATTTCTTTTGGTCAGCTTGTGTGCCTATTAAAACATAATCTTCAGGGAATCCCATAATCTTTTTGAGTTCCGGAATGCGAAGCATCCGCATTTTAATATCCACTATGCCATACAGTGCCATGAACTCCTTTATCTTCACGGTCATAGGACTATCATTGTCGTAGATTTCAATCGCTACCTGACCGCTTTCTGTTGCTACCAGATAGGGCGGCATCTTATCCATGCGGGCTATTAATGTGAAGCAGGGGCTATCAACAGAGCCGCCAGCACTGTTGAACTGTGGATTCATCAGATAGTGCCATTTCCTGTTTGCGGTAATGGTCTGGGAGGGTTCCTCTATACTGCTACCTACATTTGAGAATGCAGTATTCATTATCCACGGCTGGCATGTTACCAAGTTTTGTTTCGGTGTTGTGGTAACAGCGGGGCATGGCGAGTTTATATCAGACACCTGACCACCTCCAGAATATTGATTCATAAAAAATGGAGATACAAGGGAAAGTCTGTCTTTAGTCAGAAGTGTAGGACAAGGCTGATTAATATCCTTTCCTGTATCCTTAAAGTTATAAGAACACATAAATCGGCTTTCAATTAAAGCCATCCTGTCCTTCGTTGTGACCGTAGGTGCAGGAAGTTCCACCGAATGATTATGCCCGTTCCCATAGTAAGCCGATACAAAAACGTGGTGGTCTTTACAAGTGATTGCTCCAGCCGGTTCTTCCACTGATACGTTCTTGCTGTCGGGGTGTCCGCTGAACTGTTTGGAGAGGAAACTTACCTGTACCTTTGCAAAGCGGTTTTCAGTAGTCAACACTCCGCATGGTTCATCAACTGATTTGCATGTGTCTTGAGGGCGAACCGTATTGTAACGGGAAAGGAAAGCATCCTTTCCTCCGGCTACAAACTTGATAAGTCCAGCATAGATACGTTCAAGCGTTTTCTCTGCAAGAGGCTTTTCCCTGAAGATGGTAGTTCCTTCATCAGAGAAATCAAGCACATCTTTTACCGGCTTCCACTTCTCCAGCCGCGAGAACATATCTTGCCTACCACCTTTACAGTGGGTCGGTTCAGGGAATACTATCGGCAAGTTCTTTTTAGCAAAGATGCCGAAGAAGCGTTTTCTTGTGGTGTAGGCACCGAAGTCGGCAGCATTTAAGATGCGGTGCTCAAAGTTGTAACCGTACTTCTTGACATTGCGCACCCACTTTTGATAAAGCCGGCCTTTGTCCATGCTGATAGGTTTCCCATTCTCATCCATATCTCCCCATGACATAAACTCTTCTACATTTTCAATCTGAATGTAGTCAGGGTCTATAACATCAATATAACGGAAGAGATGTTCTGCCAACGTTCGGCTGTCGGCATCTCTCGGCTGACCGCCTTTGGCTTTCGAGAAGTTGGTACACTCCAAAGAAGCATGAAGCATTATCATGGCATCAGGGTATAGCTGACGGATACGTTCTACAATAGTGCTTATCGGGGAAAGTTCCAGTGTACGGATATCCTCAATAAAGTGAAGTGCATCAGGGATATTGGCATCATGTGAAAGGATGGCATTCTTGTCATGGTTCACACAGCAAACAACCTTTCCACATCTATTTCCATCCAATCGTGCTTCTTCCACACCTTCGGACAAACCGCCGGCGCCACAAAAGAGATCAATAACAAATAGTTCTATATCGGACAGACCTTCAATGGATTTTAAGATATTTTTCTGCGATTTCATAACTTCTCCTTTTTAAACAGGTGGCTGAACGCATTATCCAAATCCAAGTCTAGATTCAGTTTGGACGGGAAAGATTTAATGTATTCGTACATCTTATAAGCGAGGTTGTCATCATCACCGCACCTATCAATCAGTGTGAGCAACATGGCGTTCACCATGTCAGAATCATTGCCGAAGTTTTCCTGAGTGGATTCGCTGCAATGATTCACATCACTTTTCAATCTCTTTATCGCGGCTATGGCTGTGTTGAAGTTTCTTTTTGAATCGTGTCTGAGTTCAAAGCCTTCTTTCTTATATTGCTGCTGCATTTCTAGAAGGTTGGTTTCTAAAACGTCCGTGAGGACAAATACGATCTTGGTTATCGTATTCAGTTTGTCTGTTCCTTGCATAATCGTGTATTCTTATTTCTAATTCGAATGAATCCCCTTCGTTCTGTTTCTTCTAACAGTGGAAAGTCTTCATTCTTGATTTCACATTCTGTTTCGTAGTTCACGGAAGTATAACTTGGGATATTGAACTTTTTCCGGATTCTTACGATAACATCCGGATTTCTTGTTACCCAGTAAACGGTTATTCTCATGGTGATATCAGCATTTTTCTAGCTTCCTCATCTCCTGCATCAGCACGGTGCTTGATTTCAATGTACTCAGCATAAGAGATTCTGTTATCTCCACGCTCCTCTATCTCTTTTTCACGTTGGTTTCTGTATCGTTCACGCTCTTTCCGTTCAATATCTTTCCGACGTTCAGAAACGTAGTCCAGCATCGCACTTGTTATTTTCAATGGATCTATTGAACCGTAGAACCGCCCATACTTCCCTGACTTAAACCGTGCTATGAAAAAACAGATTTCAGCGGCATTTATATAATAATACTCCGAAAGGAATATCTCCGATAGTTCAGAAAGTTGCTCTTTCGCTATCTTGGTTGAAACTTCTGCAAAGTCATTCAATGAACCAAATTGTATCTTTAGCCATTCTATCGGTGTTTCATCCCCATAAGTAGAAGACAATAGCCCTAAACTCGGAATGCTGTCATTCAACGCCAGTTCTGAATGGGTTGCATTACATCTGACAAGTTTGAACTGCAAATCAGGGTTGTAATCAAGAATGAATTGTGCAGGATCGGGATATTTATTCAATAACGCCCTCTGCTTCAAGTTCCTTTCTCTTTTTTGCGGCAGCTTCTCTAACGGTTGTAGCGACTGCAAGAACTGAATCACGTTTTCGCTGCTCGCTATCCTGTTGATTTTTACTAAGTCTTGTCCCATTATAGTTTCCTTCCAATATTTTAGTAAAGTTTGCTTGTTTGAAAATCCAATCAAAGTCGCATTTCCAATTGCGGTCATTAGCTCCAAGTAAGAACGGGGATTGAAGAATGAGATTGAAAACACTCCTCACTGACTCTTTCCCATATTGGGCTATCCGGGCTTTTACAGCCTTTTTTCTCACATCAGTCATTGATCTTATCTGCTGGAGTCTGTCTTTGAATGTGGTATTATAGTATTCCATCAATCCGCTGTAATCAATCTTTTCAGAGGGGGAGGGCGAAGAAAGCTTGTCTTTCTTTGATACTCCGTCAGGAGTATTTTCTTTCTTTTGATGTAGAGATATATCTATATACTCTCTTTCTTCTTTCTTTGTATTTGTGCCCTCTGTGTGCCCTGATTTTTGTAAAAGTTCGGATTGCGGTAGATTGTTGTTCATGGGCTGTGCCCCAAGTTGTGCCCTTAGTTGTGCCCATTCGTGTCTTAATTCATTGATTTCCTTTTCAATACCTGTGTCCTTACTTGTGCCCTTGGTTGTGCCCATTGGATTATATTCTTCATATTTACATAAGGTTATAAGGTTCATTCCTTGATTGCACTCAACAGTTATCATACCTTTCTTTCTAAGATGCACAAGAAAGGAACGCACCTTCTTTTCAGACCATTTCCAACGCTGTGACAGAAATCTTATGGATGCAGGATATTGACCTCTTGAATAAGAGATTTCTCGACCTCCGATACTCTCCTTTCGGGGCGTTGCCTCAAATCGTGCAGACTGAATTAAATCTAACCACGCTTCGCAACTGCTAAAAGTACGGGCTTCATTCCACATTTCATTCGAGAAAAACCTGCGGCTTAGCCTCAAAAATCCTTCGTCCATAGTCTTAGAATCTCACGTTAGTTAATTGCCTTCCGTTAGAAAATACAGCCCACTTACCATTACCGCTATCAAACAATCGTAAATCCGACACCTCTCCGAAACGTTTGATGTTACCGCATAAATCCACAATCCATCCACATTCTTTAGAAGGATGCGGGCGGATGGCACGACCGACTATCTGATACCACATGGCAAGTGACATTGTAGGACGTGCCATAACGACCGTATCAAGTTCCGGATAGTCAAAGCCAGTCGTAAGTACACCCACATTAGCTACTACCGGGATTTCACCAGCTTTGAACGCCTCAAGAATATGTTCACGTTCTTTCTTAGGAGTATCACCTGAAACGATAGCGCAACCGGGTATTGACATCGTTAACCGTTCCGCTTCTTTCAAAAAACGGGTAAAGACCAAAATACCCTTCCGTTTTCCTCCGGCTTTGGGATTCATCAGCCTTTGGACGATATGAACGAGATAACCGTAGAAGTCTATCCGTTCATATTCTTTTTGAACTGACCTATCCGTATAGTCGGCACCAGTAGTATTTACTTTCAAGTTAAGTTCATTCCACCCTGAAGGATTCATTGAATAGTAATCCAACTTCGCCAAGTAGCCCATATCTAATAGGGTTGATACCTGTACATGATAAATGACCTCTGAAAAGACATGAGGTTTTGTCCGAGTGATAAATTTCAGCATGGAGCCGAAATCACGGCTGGAGCTTAAACGGTATGGCGTTGCTGTCAGTCCAAGAACCTTACACTTCACTGCATCAAAAAAATCCTTGTACATTCCCTCTTTGGGGTTTACAAGATGACATTCATCCACAATGATGTTCTTGAAGTGGGTGAACAGTTCGGGATGATTCTTCACACTGCCGATGGTGGCGAATGTTATCCGGCTTATTTCTTTAGAGTTGAAAGAAGCTGAATAAATGCTGCAATCAAGAATACCGTATGAGCAGAGTTTCTTAAAGTTCTGTTCGAGTATTTCCTTCGAGGGCTGGAACACCAATGTATGACCGTCAAGCCTTGCAGCTATATCCGCTATGATAAGCGACTTTCCGCTGCCCGTAGGTAACACCATAATGGCATTTGTTTTCTTCGCCTTGTTATTGAAGAAAGAAACGGCAGCATCAGAGGCTTTCTGTTGGTAATCACGTAGTTTGTACATATCTATCTTCTGATTTAATGATAAAAGGGGAATCCTCACTAAGTTTGGAAAGAAATGTCCGGATTATATAAGCCTGTTCCTTACTTAATCCAACCGGAGAGAATGAACCATCATCATTCTTGATCATCATGACAAATGTTCCTGCTTCCAAATCATTCATAACCCTTTCTCCTTTCGTAACTTCTTATTAAGTGCTTTGTAATACTTGATTAGCTGTTCGTACTCAAAATCAGTCATTTTGGAAGTACCATCAGCTTTCACTTTCAGCAAGTCAAATTTCTGTTGCCCGATTTTGGCTATCAGATTCACCCGATAGTCTTCCAAATGATCGGCTTTGAACCTGTTGCAGTTGTGCATGGCATAGCCGTTAGCAATGAAAGTACGCGTATCCGTTTCCATCACGACAATCTCCTCTTTACCTATATATTTGATACCTTTCACTTTGGTATCATATTGAGATTTTAGTTTGCCAAGTTTTTCAATATCCACCTTTTCAATTTTATGCGGACGAACACGCATTAAAAATTGGAGCTTCTCTATGTTTGTACCTGTTATAAGAAATTGCCAAGATTGATACGTTTTTTTAAACGTGCCACGCCTATTTGAATCTTCCATCATCTGCCGACAAGTTTTATTATTTCCTGTGAACTTTTCAAGTAAGCGTTTTATTTCAGAGCAAATATCCATGTACTTCTCACATTGGGCTATACCGACACGAAAACCATAGCGTTTCGTCCCATCTGGATTAGAAATATTCTGTTGACAAATATGTCCGTCAGCATCAATCATTCCCGCAATCCATCCGCTTTCATAGGATTTTTCTTGTTGTATTACTTGAAATGGTTTACAGACAATGGTCGTAGTCCTATCTGTATGAGGTCCGGTCTTGTGCTTCCCATGAAGATTTACGCCATTAACCCACATTTCTTGTGTTTCAATCCATGTGTATGAAGTTCCTTGTCTTGCCCTTGCGAGCCATTTATGGTTAGCAGTTGTCTTCATTTTATCTCCATTCTCTAACTCTACCTCATACACATCTTGAATATCACGTTCTATGTGTGTAACCCTTCCAACCCTATATCTTCGTGAAGTTTTATAAATTACTTCTTCGTCAAAAGCAAATATTTCTTCACCAACACTAATTTCACCAAGCTGTTTCCATATAAAATCTTTCATTAAGACGAGAGAATCCGGTGTTAAACAGTGCCGGCATTCGGCATGGCAATTGTTCTCATCAAACCGTGTTGCCAAATGTGTACGACTGAAATAGTGCCCGCAGTCGGCTTGCACGAATGGTTTTATCTGTCCACATGATATACATCGGAAGAATCCGTTTGGCATACAATCACGAAGCCGGATAAAAAGGGAAAACTCCTTGTCGAGCTTAGCTTTCAAATCCGGCTTCTTCTTTACTGTTATCCCTGCTTTATCAAATAAAGGCATAGGTTTTTCTTTCTTCTTTGGTTTTCGTTTTATGTAGTATGGCATTATTTTATATATTTGCGGGTGTAATATTTGTATTCACTCTAAAATCATATTTATATGAAGAACTATCGTATTATTTTCACTCATCATGGTAATGAGTATTCCTTTACAAAGGCGATAAGTGCCAATTTATCACAGTATAATTTTGAAGTAGCATATAGAACTGAAATCAGAACTTATATGACAAATCATGGATTAAATGGGAATTATGAAGTTGTTGGTGTCATAGAAATATGAAAAGTAACTATTAGTAAATAAGAGGATGTTTTTATCATTAAGCATCCTCTTGTTATGTGGTGGTATCGGCAGGATTCGAACCTGCATGAGCTTTCTGCTTTGAGTAACCCTTCCGGCTGGGTAAAGCTCCAGTACTCGTCGTGCGTCTACCAATTCCGCCACGATACCAGATGCCCGTCTTTCCGGGCTGTCAATTATACTTCGATGATTACGATGTCAGGTGCAACACCTTTGATTGCTTCAATCTGTTCGTCAATCACCTTGTTTTTGTATTCCTCAATGGTTTCATTCGCACCAGCAGAAACCAAAGAAAGTGAAACATCACGACCATCTACATCAGCATAAATTTCAACTTCGATTTCCTCACAAGCAAAGCCTTTGAAAAGAGGAATATTCAGTTTGAAGGATTTCGGAAGATTAGAATCAACCACCTGAGAATAATTATCCGTCTTGCTGCCGTTTTCCTCTTTGCTGCGCTCGATGTCTTGGTTAACCTTTGCTTTGAAATTCTTCAAAGTGGAAACCAGCATCATGTTTTCTGATTTATCCTTGAAGAAAGCACGGTGCATCTTGAAGAACTGGGATAGCTTGACAGGTTCCCATTTCTTATCCGTGTTAATGCCAAATTCCTGCATTTCTTTTGAAGCCTGTAAAATACCACTGATTCCAGTCTGATAGTAGTTGGTTTCATCAATAGTTAATGCCAACCCCATCTTATCACGGTTTACGATGATATTGGTCGATTTCTGATTAATCAGTTCGACACGCTTTTCCAACCATCTGAGAGGTGCATCTATCGTTCCACTGATAACTACTCGCTCCGGTTCTTTCGGGTCAAGTGCTACCGGTGCTTCGCCTTCTCTTAATACTACTTCAATAGGTTTGCCGTTGTAATCTTTAGGCACAACCAAGTTGATTTTGTTTTCGCTCATGATTCTGTTCCTGTTTTACGGTTAATACTGAATACTGTCTTTTGCATCTCCTGTGGCATAATGGGACGGCTATAAACCAGTTCGCCCAGCTTGTTGTAGAATCCTGCCATCTTTTCCTCGTGATAGAGGATTTTGGCACATTCTTCATTTTCTACAAACTCAGAACCTCTCTTAATGTGGTCCAAAAGTTCCTGCTTTTCTTCGTTCAAAGGTTTCAGACGTTCTTTGAACTCGTCCATAGCCTCTTTCTTTTCTATCTCAATATCATTGATGGTGATTGATACTTCAGCTAATGTTTCTTTCTTTTGCGCCAATTCTTCGGGTGTGAATCGGTGAGTATAACCGATTTTCTCCACTGCATCGGCATTGTCCTGAAGAAACTGCCATCGTTCCTGTTCAGGAATGTCTTGTCCTAAAAATTTGTCCATATTATCTATAACTTATTTTGCCAAACTCATTGTAAACCTTTCTTGCAGTACCCATAGTATTATAAACTGGAATATAGCTTCTTTGAGAGGCTTTCTCTATTTGGTGAATACCGCTGGATTTAGGGTTGATTGATTTTTCAGGATGAAAGAATCTTGCTACATCTTGGGGAAATTTTCTTTTCTTCATAATCTCAATTTTTAAATAAATTCATTATTACGTTCAATTTCTTGTTGTGCGTAGATAAGCATCTGTTGTTCGTTAGCGGCAGGTAAGTAAATGCCAGCTACTGATGCCGACCAATTTCGGAAACGGTCAATACTCAAAGTCATTTCACCTGTTGTCAGCTCGGCAGAACTGCGCAAATAGGTTACTTCATTGCCTTTCTTGTTGACCATCTTACGTTCAAACAAATCACGGTTGCAAGTCCTCTTATAAAAATCAATTTTTGCTTCGTCGAGACTGCAACCGTACTCACTACCGAAATACCCTAAAAGAAGATGCAAGTAGCTGTTTTGGGCAAGCGTACGGTTAGGTAGTTTCTTTTTCACTTCCACCACCGCACGTTCACTAAACAGCTTGTTTACATACTCCTTGAACTTGGGTATTTCATAATGATTTGATAAATTAAATATCATTTTTCTTTTTCCAAATATAGCCACCAGCCGTTTTCCTTTTGCCGAGCGTACAAGCATTGATACTTGATGCAGCAACTTGTGTTTCAAGAGAAGCCACTTTTGCACTTTCAAATTCAGCTATATAATTCATTTGTAATCCCAATTGCACAACTGGAATTGAATGAGTTATAGACATCTTTCTTTTAGAAAAACTTGAATGCTTTTTATTATACATTGGATGTTTTTCCCCTTTTCGGCTCATTGACATTCGTTTTTTAGTTTCTGCATTGATAACTTTACCTTTAGCAGATTTACTAAAACGGCTTTTAGTAATAGGATTATTATTGTTTTCCGTGCGAGTTACCCACCTTAAATTACAAACATTATTATCCGTTCTAATTCCATTAATGTGGTCTACCTCTGGTTTATTAAATGGATTGGGGATAAAAGTTTCTGCAACAATTCGATGTAACAGTCTTTTATCTTTTCTCAAAGTAACATAAACATATCCGTTCTTTACTCCAACATTTGGAGTAAGCACCTTATTAGGATTCCGAACTTTACCTGTATTAGAAACTTGATAATATCCATTATACCCTTTTACTGTTTTCCAAATCTCTTCCATATCATTCTTCAAGTCGAACAGCATACGCTAAAAAGGTAAATCGTCCTTTACATTGCCATTAGCATCAACCGGAGGCGGAAAGTTCTGCGGCTGTTGCTGATAGGTCGGTTGTGGCGCTGGCTGTTGTACCGATGTTGTTTGTTGGGATTGAGATACACCGCCACGCGCATCTATTTTGTAGCACCGAATAGATGCCATACGTTTGAGTTCTCCGTCTTGATTCGTCCAAGAACGTCCTTGTAAAACAAATGATACAGTAACAACATCACCCTGATTAAAGCGGTCAAGTTCTGCACACTTATCGCCTGAAAACTCTAAGGGAATAACATTCTCATACTCGCTACGCTCTCCCGTATAAGGGTCGTAAGTGGTAGCATCTAAAATGAACTCCCGTTTTGTAAACGAGGAACCACCGTTTTTGGATGGTATTTGAACAGTTTGTCCGATTTCGATTATCCGTCCGGTTATTTGGTTTGCCATTAATTTTCTCCTCCAAATATCTTTTTATCGGTTATAAGTTTTCTGTTTTCTTCCAAAAACCGGATAAATTCCTCACAATGATTAGTAAGAATAGGAATATCACGTTCAGGATTGAAAACGTATGTTTCTGTATAGGTATCTACCACATAACCGCCTTTGTTGAACTCTACAATGTTATACTCAAATGTCCGTACATCCGACCCATTCTGCATAAGAGCATAAGGATAAACTAAATGCTGGTGGTGATCTTTGAACTTTCCCACGGTATAACTACCGGTTGTTTTGATGTCGTGAACACTGGTAGGCATCAGTTCGTCAATCAAACCATAAACCAATACACTACCGTATGCAGTAGGCAAGATGGCTTCTACTCTTTGTTGGGTTAATGCTCCTTTGTAGTAGTTGGCAAACTCGCGGCAAAGGTCAATGTAAAAAGTGAAAGTGCGATTGTTGTAAACAGCTTTTATCCCGTAAAGTTTTCCGTCATCGTGATATGCCTTGCTAATTTCCATTATAGAAGATTTACGGTTCTCAATCATACAATCAATGATTTCATTGAAAGCCGTGCCACGGTCTGCCGCTTCGCTATCGAATGGCTTGCGGTTAATCCGGTCTATCAGTTCTTGAAACTGTTGTTCGTGAAATTCTTCAGGAGTATGGGGTGGATTTTCTGACCACCCCCAGTACTTATCCCAAATCACATCACTATTCAGATATGCCCCAAAGGCATCAAGAAGCGTTGCGTAAATACGATATTTAGGCTGCTGGTTCATATTTCTTTTCTGAATTAAGTTTCAGATTCAAAGACTTCGCTTTGTTAGCTACCAACTTTGCCGCCATTTGCTTTGAAGAACCAACGTGCTCAAAGTTATCTATTTGCGCGATAAAATTATTGGCAGATTCCGCATCCGTAATAAGTTCGATCTGTTCTTTTATCTCTTCAATAACTTTATCATACTTTTCCTGTGCCTCTTTCTTGGCAGCAAGCATACCCAAATACGAATTGATTATCTTGGCGGTGATAAAGTCATTCTTTGCGGTTGGATTACCATTCTTGTCAAGGATGGTAGGAACTTCCATCACTGAAGGAAGATTGCAAGTATTCTTACCGTCATTTCTTGAAGTTGGGTCAAAAGTGATGGTACGTCTTTGGACGCCTCTTTCGCTTTTCATTTCAAGATAACCGAGCAAATCCAGTTCGGTAACGATAGAGTTGTAGGATTTTTCACGCAAGGCAGGGATAAACACCGTATCATCACCTTCTTTTCTTGTGTCGCGATGGGCAACGAAAATGATGTGCTTGTTAAGCCCCGAAAGTGTTCGTGTCATCCATGAAAACTCTGCATTGATACCGCTCCAATCACGGATGGACGGCTGGCGGGTTCCACACTTGTGAGTAATGATGAAGTCCATCATCTTGCCGATGGTATCTACTACAATGGTCTGATAAGCGGACAAGTCCTCTTGAAGAACTTGCTGAACATCGCTCCATGAAGTGACCTGTACCGTGTCTATATTCTCCAAGTGCGCCATGTTCATGCGCTTCACGCCGTTATCGAAGTCCAACAGCAGCGGTTTCGGTGCGCTCAATGCTACCGTACTCTTTCCCATTCCGGCTTGACCGTAAATCATCATCTTCACGGTGGTCGGGATAACTAATTCATTACTTTTCTTAATCAGTGACATAATCGTAAATTTTATAGGGTTATTTGTTCAGATATTTACTCATTTTAAAAGCATTAATAGCGGATTGTATCTCGAACTTGGAATATATGATAGGAGAATTTCTGGATGAGCCTTTTCTTTTCTTATGCACCAATCCTTCTTTCTCTAACTTTTCCAAAAAGTTAGGTTCATACCCAAGTGTCTTTAACCATCTGAACGCTTCTCTTTGCTTGATTTCATCAGATACAGGAGACCGTTTCTTCTCACTGGCAGCTGCACCAAGCTCCGCCATGTCCATGCAGATATTTTTAAATTCAAATAATTCAAGTCTTACCTCCATACCGTCCAGTTCTTTCAATTCGTTCAACTCTCGTTCTTCGTCCCCTTCTCATATCGCCCTGTTCGTGATAGAGCGAAAAAGAAAAGATGCACAACAGGCAGAAAGCAACAGCCGACCTAATAGTAGGTGAAAAGTCCATCGTGAACTTCATACCAGCTATTCTCTCATATAGCATGGTTGCCAGTTCTCTGCCGTTCCTTACGTTCAAAATCTCAAAAGCTCTTTGCAGTTGGTTGTTTATCGTGCTGACCGCTCGGCATTTGAGGTTTGCAATTTCTTTTTTCTCATACCCTTGTGCATACATTCGTGCCGTAATCTCGCATTCAGGTGTAAGTTCATTAAAAACTCTCTTCATAATCGTGTAAGTCAGCTGATTAATAATTGCGAATAACCTCAATATATCCGGCTTCCCTGTTAGTGTCCACCGAATACAAAGTTTGCTTCTTGTCTATTATCCGATCAATCCTTGCCAGCCTGTTAAGATCAGCGGTACACCTGCGAAGCTGTCCGGCAAGTTTGTCGCTAAAGTCAAAGCTGATTCTGTCATTCTTCTTTTTCAGCTTTTTCTTGATTTCTGTTCTTTCTTTCAGTTCTTTTGCCATAAGAGTAAAATTTAATTAATGATTCGTGGATGGTAAGGGAATCGAACCCCTCTCAATCGTGCCAATTGTTTGCGCAATACGAAGCTCTAACCGATAAGCTAACCATCCTTTTTTAAAAAAGGTGCACTATCCTCACGGACGGCACACCCAGTACAAACACAATATAAAACACGAATATCTAATCTATTATCAGAACAATGCTTTTAACCGCATTTTTGAAATGATCAAACTTCTGTTTCAAATCACTCCAAGATTTATACCATGTATTTTTCTCTTCAGCTAATTTCTCGTTAGCCTCTTCCAGTTCCTGCACACGCCTTACTAAATCTTCATGCGTCATGCCTCTTAATTCTTCCACTGTCATAATCGTATAAATTTAAAATGTCGTTAAAAAGGTAGGAGTCGAACCTACTTCTTGTAAGCTAAATGAATATATAAATTAGAATATAAGTTAATACCAACAATTAATCGCTTACACGCATTCCAACAATGCTACTTCATAAATTACCGCCCAGCTGGTTTACAAGGTGATTGTGCACTCATCCCCATGCGCCTTGTGCCGGATTATAGGACTACCTTTTAGCGGTCTGTTTTAAGTTCTCTATAAGTTATTCTCATGAGCGACACACACCCTACACATATAACACTCATTATAGTGATAGAGAATATTTTCATAGGACTGTAAGTAGTAATAGCCCCGTAAAGCATACCGGCAGCACATATACCAACCAATATAGATAAAACGAATTGGATTGTTTTCATAATCGTATAAATTTAAATAAGTATCTGTACCCTAATCGAATAGCAGAACCTTATTTCAGTTCAGTACAGACTATAAGACCTTTCAGCGATACTTGTGCCTAACCAAGCATACTCATCACGCTAAAGACAAATTGGCGTGCTGAAAGTAAAAATCATTTCAACTTCGTGGCTTTACCACCATCAGACATATACAACCATTCGCCCATTGTCGGCTTATCCTCGGTTGCTATCGGTGTCAATTCCGTTCCACTTGCACCCACCACTATCCACCATCACTGGCTTCGCTTACGTGCCTTCGCAGAAATATATCTTTTTATCGTATCAATATGTCAAAGAACCAATCAATAGCACCCTACCCGATTCTCGCTATCGGTTGCCGTTCAATCCGTCTGTAGGGCTGTCGTGCGTTGCATAATCGTGTATTATGCGTATCGGCTGATACCTTGTACCCGGCATAGAGCATCGTAGTCCATGCCATCATCTTCACAAGTTTCAAAACCTTTTAAGGCATCTTCCAAACTGTCTATCTCATCCGTTATCAACTGGATAGCTTCTTTTTTGCTATCAGCATTGAACATCAGGCAGACAGCCTCTTCATCATTGTTATGGGCAGCCTCTAAATCTTTATAAAGGCTATCCAACTGCTGGTTAATCGTGTAAGCATTCATATCCATATCTTTT